TAAGATAACATCTTAATTTTAATTTTATTATTTTCTTCAACAATAGCCACTTTACCAGGAGCCCCAAACTGAGAAGGCATTGTTCTTAATGCCGATTCATAATCATTTATGGTAACCGCTCTGTTTTGTGCAGCAAAGTTATACGTAACATATTGTCTAACCTCTTCAGTTGTTGGTGGGTTAGAACCTCCAATGGCTGCAGTTACGTTATTTACTCTAAGTGAGTTAACAACAGTAGAGTTTATTGATTCCGATGGACCATTAACAAAAAATGATACCGTACCGATTTGTGTTATAATATTAACCCCCAAGTTTGTTGCTTGACCACCACCTACTCGGTACTGAACAAATAACGTAGAGTTTGATTTTAACGCACTACCTAAAGCAAGGTTATTTACATACTTATTTAGATCAAACCCGACCCCGTCTCTCGCAAATTCTCTTAACTGTTCGTCAGCGGATACATTTCCACCCCCAAACGTTAACTTACAAAATCCTTCAGGTGTGAACTCACTAATGAATTTAGTGTTTGTTACGATATATTTACCAACTTTAATACCCGGTTGGTCTGATGGTTTTGTCGGATCTTCAACAAAAACTCTATCTTCCGCCAATGCCTTTACCTCATACCATCTATTTTCTAAACCTAAAAATTCTTGATTTGGTGGTGGTGTAGTATATTGTGTACCATCTTTAAGTAATACACTTGTAATACCCAAAACATTTTTTTCAGGTAAAAATAATTCAAAGAATGGTTTAACATCATTTGGGGTAATAACTCTTTTGAAAACTTTTGTTATACCATTAACAACGACTTCTCTTTTCGTGATCGTATAGTTAATGATATTATTATTTGAGTCAAAATTTGGTACTTTTAATCTATTTGGGGATCCTTCAGCATTAGTTGGAGATGAGAAATCAATATCATAAACAGTTTCAAACGGTTGTCCCGCACCATTTACTTGTGACCCTCTTCTTAATGTCCCACAATACCTTAAATCCTCTTTATCACCAAAAGCCGGTACTGTTATGGAGAAATCAACTAAAGCAACTGACGGTCTTGATCCCGGAATTTTTAATCCGTAGGTTCTTGCAATGTTATATACCGATGATTTTTGTTGAGCATATTGTAAAACAGTTTCTTGAATACTTCTATCAATTTGAAACTGTAGGTTGTCTGTTACCGCAGCGTTTAAATCTAACAAAACTGAGAATACTCCAGCATCGTTAAAGTTCTGAACAAGATCAGGATAATAAGTTCTTGTGAAATTTATAAGTTCAGTTCTTATTCCCGCAAAATCTCTCGTTGTGTACGATATTTTTTTATTCGCCATATACTATTAAATATTGATAATTACAAAATCGCTCGAATTGAAAGCGTTATTAGTGTTTCTATAATCAATTCTTACTTTTGCTGTGTGTTCTAATTGAGCAATGTTTGGAACTGTAAATTCTTTCTCACCATATTGGTTTATATAAGTCCCTTGATTTTCTTCTCCCATTGATGCGTCAGTGATCTTAATACTAGTAATTAAAATTCCCGGCATATATTTACCAACCGAATCCCTTATTTCACTTTCTATTTCACTAAATGTTGGTCCATCCAACGGTTCAAAGATATACTCATATAATCTTGACCCAAAATCAGGTAAAAAATATCTTGTTCCTTTTTTACTTAATAATAAATGAACAAGATTACTTCTTATTTCCTCATCACTATCGTTAGATGTATCCAAATATCTACCAACGAATGAATCTCTAAAGGGGAAATTTATACCATATGTTATTCCATTTGCCATATTCAATAAATATACTCTCAATAATTTTTGAATAAATACATTAAAAATAAAAAATCCCGAATTACTCCGGGATTTCTTTGATGATACGCGATCCATCTTACGATGAACATCCAAAACACTCAAACTCTGAACTATCAGGTTTTGGTGGTAAGTTCATATTTGTATAATCAACCTTTGGTGGTTCAGGTGTAACTTTTGGTTTATCTCTTTTACTCATATCCAACGCCAAGTGTTTTGCTCCCGTTGAGATTGCTTTAGTTCTTACATAATAACATAAAGTTTTCAATCCTTTTTCCCATGAATGGAAGTGTGATGAGGTAATCTTTGATAATGTTGGGTTTGACATATAAATGTTCATTGATTGTGATTGGTCAATAAACGGAGCTCTGTCTGCCGCCATGTTAATTAATTCTTTCTGTGAAATCTCCCAAATTGTTTTATATTTAGGAATTAAGTGTTCAATTCGTTTTACTTTCTTATTGTAATTTTTATCCTCAGGATCTAAATAATTGTTAAAGTTAATATTTTGGATTGATCCTTCGTTTATGATGATCTCATTCTTTAAATCTTCAGACCAAATACCAATTTTCTCAAAGTCAGCAATCAAATATTTGTTAACAATCATAATTTCACCACCAACAACTCTTCTGTTAAATAACGCGGAGTGAGCAGGTTCCGTCATTTCAAATGAACCAGTAATCTTAGCAGAAGATGCCACAGGCATTTGTGCTGTAAATAAAGAATTACATACTCCGTATTCTGAAACATCATTCTTTAATTTATCCCAATCCCAATAACCCGATAAATCACTTTCACTTAATCCCCACATATCATATTGGAAAATACCTTTTGACATCGGAGATCCTTTGAAGAATTTGTATGGTTTGTATTTTTCTTTTTTACATAAGTCGTTACTTTCGTAAATCGCCCCATAATAAATTGTTTCAAAAATTTGTTTATTAAGAGTTTTCGCTTCCTCATCAGTAAAGATTAAATCAAGTAAATAAAATACATCCGCTAACCCTTGCGTACCAATTGCAATTGCTCGTTGTTCTAAACCACCTTTTAACCCTTTTTGTGTTGAGTAGTTATTAATATCAACAACCTTATTTAAGGTTCTAACAACCTTTCTCACTTCCTCAAATAATAATTGGAAGTCAAATTTATTACTTTTTACAAAGTTTTTCAACACAATAGATGAAAGTGTACAGATAGCCGTTGTTTCCTCATCAGTATACTGATAAATCTCATTACAAAGATTTGATTGTTTAATAACCCCGATATTCTGATGGTTTGTTTTTCTATTGGCACTATCCTTAGAACATAAGTAAGGAACTCCTGTTTCTACTTGTGATTCAATAATTTTAGACCATATTGTTTGAGCAGATACTTTTTTACCTAACCCCATTTCCACTGCCGTATTATAAATTGACTCATATTCATCACCATAACATTCTTGTAATGGTTTTAAACCAGCACTAATAATATCATTAGGACAAAATAAATACCAATCCGTATTTTCTTTTACCGCTCTCATAAAATTATCAGGTAACCAAAGTGCCGTAAACAAATCACGTGCTCTTAATTCCTCCGCACCAGTATTCTTTTTAATGTCCAATAAGTCAATAATATCCTTATGCCAAGGCTCAAGGTATATTGCCGCAGATCCTGGTCTACGTCCTTGTTGATTAAAGAAACGTAAAGATTCGTTAACAATTTTAAGATACTTTAACAACCCTCCAGCGTATCCACCTGAACTTGAGATTCTGCTTTCCTTACTTCTAATATTTGACATTGATAATCCAATACCAGCAGCGTCAGACGAGAACGTTGAGATGTCTGTTAACGTATCCAATAACCCTTTTCTTGAATCTGAATTGTTGTAATGTAAAACACAAGATGCCAATTGAGGTACTTTTGTACCCGAATTAATCATAATTGGAGTTGCTTTGGAAATAAGTTGGTTTGATAATGATTTGTAGTATTCAACCGCCTCAACAAAACTTTCAGTAACCCACAACGCAATTCTCATATACATATGTTGTGGTCTTTCAACTGTAACACCATTAGGTCTTTTCAATAGATACATTTCTTGTAGTGATCTCCAAGCAAAGTAATCAAAATTATAATCATTATCGTGATTAATAACCGCATCAATCGTATCTTCACCATATTCTTTAATGGTTTCAATTAACTTGTCGTGTATAATACCATCACTATAAAGCATCATCATAGTTTCAGAAAAACTAGCGTTAGTTTCTTTATGGTATGATGAAATAGCAACTGACGACGCTAATCTTGAGTAGTCGTGGTGACTACCTGTGTATGATGCCGCAATTTCATACACAAGTTTATCCAATTCTTTTGTTGTTATTTCACCCTCAGTTGGTACTGAAGTAATAACCTTAATAAAAATCTCGTCTGAATTAACATTCAAACCTTTTGCTGATCGTTTTACACGATTGTAAATTTTTTGTGGGTTAAATGATACATTATCCCCATCTCTTTTAAGTATTTTAAGTGACATCATATATTTTTTATTTAAAAATCTTCTTCAAATGTGATAGTTTCGTTCAATTTTGCTTTCTGATATTCCATCGTTCTTGATTCAAAGAAATTTCCTTTGGTTTCAACCGCAATTTGTTCCATAAACTTAAATGGTTGTTCAACATTAAATTGTTTACTACATCCAAATTTAACAAGTAATCCATCAACAACAAACTCCAAATATTGTTTCATTAAATTTGAGTTCATCCCAATTAACGATACTGGTAGAGATTCAGTAATGAATTCTTTTTCAATCTCAAGAGCCGATAATAGAATTTCTTTTATTCTTTTCTCTGATGGTTTTTCATCACAATGGTTATTCAACAAATGTATTGCGAAATCACAATGTAAGTTCTCATCTTTAAAAATTAAAGAGTTAGCATTACATAATCCTTGCATTATACCTCTTGATTTCATCCAAAATATTGAACAGAATGAGCCTGAAAAGAAGATACCCTCAACCGCTGCAAATGCAACTAATCTTTCTTGGAAAGAAGAGTTATCAATCCAATTTAACGCCCAATTTGCTTTCTTCTTAACCGCTGGTAAGTTCTCAATCGCATTAAAACACTCGTCTTTTTCTTTCGCATCACTAATGTAAG